AATATGTAAAGTCAGCAATGTAATCACATATTTTTTGGTCATTTACTTTTAATTCATACTTAATTTGTCTATCTAGTTGATCAACAACACCAGCTCTTTCCATAGCTTTGAGCTGACCCCAACGCTCTGCTTCCCAACGAGAATCAAATCTTAGACCCATAGCCACAGTTTTTTTTGCGAAATACTTGTTGGGTTTCCCAACTTTTCGGGTTATAATTCGTTTATTATTGTGATACATGGGAGTTATTGTAATGGCAGATCCAAAAAAATTCAAGTCAATTGGTATAGATACTGATACTTATTATAAATTAAAACGTATATGTGAAGATGAAAGACGCAATGTGCGCCAACAAATTAGTATATGGGTTGATAAAGATTATTCAAATAGATTTAAAGAAGATGATAATGTTACTCGTTTAGGTTTAGGAACACTTAATAATTAAGCGACTTGTTCTTTAATGCCTATAGCTTCCATTCTTTTTATTAAACGATTTGCACGGTTCGTGACTTGCTTATGCCACCTAGAATCTTCCATTTGAACAGCGCATTCAAGCCAGTCTTCATCAGCTATGGCTGCACAAAATTTCTTAAATTTAGATAAACGAGGACGGCCCATATTGAACATCATATTTGCACAGATTTTTTGCACTTCTTCTGGCAGATCATCAAAGTTATCAAACAATTTCTGACACTCTGATATAGTTCCTTCAACATCTACCTTAAAACAGTTATTAACTCTTTCCTCTGATACTGGTGTGCCTACTGGCTTTTCATACTCTTCATCCCATTCAGTAACTAAATGACCTATTCCAAATGTAGGCAAACCTAAATGATCTAAGTAAATTTCGTACTTACAACCTTCATCTTCTTTCAATTCTTCTCTTAACTCATCTATGTTCATGGTGTTTGCCTTGCTGCTATTGCTTGATTTATAGGACTTAGACCTAATAATTGTCCTGTACCTGGTGAATTTACGTTAATTCCTCCTAATCCTGTACCAGATGCGGGTGGGGTTACTTGTATTCCTGTTCCTGCTGGCGTTTGATTCCGAACATTTGTTCGGACTTGATTAGCTGTATTTTCAATCGCAGAGGTAACTCCATAATTGTCTGCAAGAGCTTCTATTTGATCTGCACCTTCGTTTACGCCTTCTTGAAACATTTGACCAGGCGCTTGTGACATGAAGTTTCTTATCACTTGTCCTAGTGTCATAGCTCTTTCAGCATCTGTCTTTGCAGTTCTTACACCATTTTTATATTGTTTTACTATCTGACTATAGTAAGGAGCTGATGTTAAAAATCTACCCAACACAGTAAACTTTGCTAATTTACCTAAATTTTGCAGAGGACTAGCAGCTATATTAGCAGCGACAAGATCACCACCTTCAGCCGTTCTTGCATTAAATTTTAATATTTTGGCAAATTCTGTCATATCTTTACCCATTCTATCACCGTAAAGCTCATTTAATTTACCACCTCTTGAGGCTTCTAACATACGATCAGCAAACTTTCCTAACTTTTTACTGTCTGTCATAACAGTTTCACCAAAATCTTTTATAAGACTATTCATAAAAAAACCTTGAATTTTCTTTATTGATTCTTCATCGTTTTGTGTTCTGAAATAAGTAAGTATATCATTTATGTCTGTAGCTTTTGTAGTGTTATTTGCTATTAATTCACCAGCTTCAGTAGCGTTAAGATTGCCATTAGCTAATTTGTTTCTAACATTACTTGCTTGTAAGTTACCTAAATTAATTTGTGCGTCTTTAACACTATTTAACAATCCTCTTAATGTGTCACTACCACCTTGATCTACAATATTTTGAACAACAGTGTCATCCATTTTATTTAATGAAGTTAATCTTATTTGATTAGCTAAAGATTTAATACCATTATATTTATCTGCTCCACCAAACAATACATCTCCACTTGTTCCCAAGTTATCAATAGCATCAGCAAATGCTTTACCGCTAAAATCTTTAGGACTCATAGAGTCTATACCTGATTTAGCTAAAGCATCTTTTACAAAATTGTTCGATAATTCTTCTCTGAATCTAAGAACATCACCAGGCTGACCAAACTCATCTAATACTTTTATGGCCCCTTGTAAAAACTGTGGCTTGTTTGGTTTAATTAGATCTCTAAATATTTGAGGATCAACAGCTAAACGTCTAGCATCTCTATCACCTGTTTTTACAAAGTCTTCTAAATTTTTTAGTACTGCATTACCTTGTAGTTGTTCGAGTATATCTTTACCTTTTTTAAAATCAGCTCTTGCTTTCTTTAATTGTTCTCCAGCTTTGGTAAGCATTGTTGCTTCATCAGTAGTTAACTTCGCACCTTGAGCAGTAATTTCTAAATTTTCACGACTCATAATATTATCTATATCATCTAAAATAGGTTTTAAAACTCTACCTACAGTCGCATCACCAGACATAATTAAATCATTTGTAGATTTTCTAGCGTTATACAGTTGATTAAAAGACGCTTTATTACCTCTTTGTTTTATTAATGATCTTAACAAACCTAACTGTCCTTTAGCATCTTCAAAAGATTTACCAGTTGCTCCCTTTAAACTTTCTAATGCTGTTAAAACTTTTGGCTGTAAATCTTTTATACTAATAAAGTTTCTTGAACCAAGCTGTTCTCCCATGAGATTATCAACAGCTTCAAATGTTGTTTTCATATTTTTGTTAAATTGTTCTTGTGCATTTGTAAAAAGTTCAAATATTTGATTATCTATATCAGGGTTTCTAGTCATGCCAGGACTTGCAAACGCATTAGCTGTATCTTCAAATTGTTTTAATACAGCTTTTCTTGCTTCTGATTCTGCTTTAAGTAACGCTGCATTATCTTCTTTTAAACCTCGTAACAAAGCCTCACCAGCCTCATCTGCTGTGCTAGATCCGCTCATTTGAGTAAACTCATTTATTTTTCTAGACATAACTTCGTTGTTTTGTTTTAAACGATCAGATGTCTTAAATATTTTTTCTCCAATGCCTTGCGCTCTTGCAATAACTGATGGCGCTCTGATTGCTGATAATGTAGGCAATATACCCATATCAATTGATTTAGCTGCTGTTTCTAGCTCTTCAGACGTTAATTCTTTACCAGCTTGTAAAGATTTTTTACCAACACCAAATGCCTTACCAAGTAATCCGAACAATCCATCTCCAACAAAACCTATGGCCGCTTCCTTTGCTATGTCTTTAGCTATATCTCCAGCCGATTGTTTTGATACACCAGCACCAGCTTCAATGATTTCTTCTATTCCTTGACCTGCTCCAGCACCTAATCCAGCACCAATAGCTCCACCAAAAATAGTTCCAATACCAGGCACAACTGAACCAATAGCTGCTCCTTTCATAGCTCCACCGATACCACCGATAAGCTCTGGTGCTATTCCAGCAAGATCGGCTAAGTCATAACGACTGAAACCATCTTCATCTATAAGTATATTTTTATCTGTTTCTTGTCCAAACTTAGATGCACCTTCAGGTGTAAGGGCTAATCTACCACGCTTGTCACGAATATAATCACTTTCACCTAAATCAAATTTAGCCAGTATAGCTGCTTCTTCATCTCTATTTTCGGCTGCTGACAGTGCAGCTCGTAAAGAAGCACTCTTAATTCCTGTGTTAGTATCGAACAATTGTTCTAACTTTTCTTCTCCAGAAGGCTCTCCACTAACATCTCTTCCAGCTCCTCTATCTCTTAATATGTTGGCTATCTTTATTCTTTCTTCAACATTAGGCTCATCACCTTCGATAAGTATGTTGATCGTTCCTTCAGGAGTGTTTAACTGTACTTTACCCATAATTTATTTCTTTCTTAAATCAATTGTAAATACACCGTCTTTAAAACTAGAAGAATATAAATCATCTGTTCCTGTTGATATGGCTTTGTTAATGATAGCCATAGTTTTATTATATTCATCATCATTTCTATAATTTTCTCGTTTTGAGAATGAATTAAATTGACTTTCTAATGCTCTTTTTGGTGCATCAAATATAGTGTCAAGTTGTTTTAATCTATTTAAATTTTCAGACAATGGCTGTCCAACTTCAATTTCACCAATTAACTTTTTCAATCTTTTAATATCACCTTCAGAAACACCATTACCTGTTTCCTTTGTTAAAAACTTTTTATATTGAGATATTAGTCTGTCTTGAATTGCTCTTACTTGTTGTTCTGGAGTGGTGCCTTCTTTTATAATTTTATCAAGTCCTTGTGAATAATCAGTGTCACCGATACCAAGTGGTTTAAGAAGACTTAAAACTCTACCCTCTAATATGGATATAGCAGATGGTTTGTTAGGTTGATTAGCTAATTCCTGTAATATATCTTGTACTTCTCTAATACTTCCTTTTGCTTCTAAAATATTAACGTATTGATTAGCGTGTTTTTCTGATTGTTGAACAGGTGCTAAGAATACTCTGTTTCTTGATCCTGTTACAAAAGCTGTATCTACTTTGAGAAAATTATTACCTTCTAATGTTTGTGTAGTTACTTTACCTTTTGCATCTAAAGGCTTCATATCAGCTTTAAGTAACTCAATTTCCATATTATTTTTGTGTTTAATATATTCAAGTCGTCTCTTAGAGTTTTCATCTCTAAATTCTTTTCCAAGAGCTGCTAGGGCTTTTCTCTTTTCTTTAGCTGTTGCTAAAGCAGCAGCTCTATCAGCTTTGGTCTCTTGTAAAGCATACTTACCAGCAGCAACTTGACCCGCTCTAGCTTCTGCTTTTGCTTTCTCAAACAATGGTAGAGCTTTCTGACCAGCTTCTCCTGCCGCTCCTATGATGTTAGATAAGTTAAAATCTTTACCCGCCCTGTTTTGCATCAAAGATAAACCTAAAGACATAAGCGCTAGTTTATTATCAGGCTCACCTGATACATCAATACCAGTAGCTTCTGCAAAATCTTTTTTATATTCTGCTAAAGTTTTTCTTGTTTTACCTGTTCCAGAATCTTTACCATAAATTTTATTTATATCATCCATAGCCTCTTTAAATAAAGTTTGTTGCGCTTGTGCTTTTTTCTCTGCTTCAGATAAAACAGGCTCTTTCATTTCAGGTGTAATGACTTCCATCTCAGCACCTTCTTGAGACATGTCTCCTAATTGAGTGTTTTCTATTATCTTTTGTTGCATGTCTGCAATACGAGCATCCGCCTCTGGATCTGAAAACTGTCCTTTTGGATCGGCTTTTTCTTCTTCACCGCTAACAACTTGATCTCCAGATTTATCAGCTCCAAAAGAATCTACCCCTATATTTGCTTTGTCTGCTTTATTAGAAATTTCTGCAAGTCTTTTTGCAACTTCATCTCTTGTTTCTAAGGATTGACCTATAACTGGTTCAGAAGCTATTTTGCTTTTAGGTAATCCTAACTCCATACCTGAAGTATCTCTAGCAATTCTTTCAGCAATTTTTTTACGACCAGTTTCAGTTAATCTTGGATCAAATAAAGCCTCACCAATTGTTGAAACTCCTGCATCTATTGGAGATATAATTGATTTATAAACATCAGCAAGAGATGCGGGAATATTTAAAGCACCTTCAGCTAGACCTAATCCAGCAGCACCAATTGGTGTTTCTCCTTTACCCAAATCAAATCTTCTAAATCCAAGACCGCTAAACATATCAGTTTTGTCATCATATGATTTGTTAAGATTTCTTAAAAACCTATTTCCAACTGACCTACCAGGCACTAATCGATCTATAGCTTTTTGTTTATATGCTTGTAATGCGTCTTCTATACCAGCCATGCCTAACCTTTATGAGCTTTTTTGACCGCCACCAAAAGGTGCAATCTGTGACAATGTTGTGTAAGCACCTATACCTTGTAAAAATGGATTAGCAGAAGGTGTTGTTGCTTGTGTAAACGTAGATGGAATACTTGCACTTGGCATTCCTTGCAACAAGTTCTGACCTAATT